CCCGCGCTCTTCTGTATTTCATCAGTTAGTTTAGCCTAAGTAGGGTAAGTAGCAAAAATCAAGATTTTACCCTAACTTTTCTTAATACGCGCGTACTAGAGAAAGTTATAGCAAAAACCGTATTTTCACTACTTTCTACTACTTCCCCGTCACCCCAGGGTATCTTTTTTACTCCCCGGAGTAGCTTAAGGTGTTCAAATCCAAAATTTACAGTAACTTTTCTTAATACGCGCGTTATAGAGAAAGTTATGGGAAAAACCCCTTTTTAACTACTTTCTACTACTTGAAGACTACTCCGCAATATCCTTCTGCGTGAAATCCGGTGTCTCCGTGTCCTTGGAAACGTCCCACTGTCCCTCATGGTTGACATAATAGTAGATGTACCCTCTTCCCGGTGCGATCTCTTTTTCGGAACGAACGTAGGCGTTTCTCGCAAGCACCCCTGTCTTGGTGAGATAATACTGTTCACCTTTGTACGACACCCACTGTCCCGAGATCATACCGCCGTCCTCTCCGATATAATACACACCGGAAGCGTCCTTAAACCATGTGTTGCGAATCAGTGCTCCTGCGTTGTCAAAGACGTACCAACGACCGTTGATGTACAACCACTTCCCTGCTGCTCGGTGACCGTTCTCTTCGATATAAAACCACGCGCTGCCCTCTTTCACCCAACCCGTGATTGCATTGGCTCTGTGTGCTGCACACGCGGTGTAGGCGCACCAACTAACGAACATCTGACACCACGCCTCTCCATTGAGGCCGTACCACCGACCATACTTGGTTCTGTTCTTATCCCCGGGATTGGCGGTCTTAATGTCCAGACCGTTGTCGGACGCTTTTTCCACATAGCCGACCTCTCCCTGTGCCGTGGCAATCATTTCTTTCGCAGAACACGTCTCTTCGCCGTAGAGTGGTCTACCAAAGCCGTTGATTAGGTTCTTACCACCCACGTCCTGCGGACGGAAGGTATACTCCTTGTGCGCCACGCATCCGCCGTCACGCGAATATCTTCCCGGAGCCGTGTTGCCTTCGACCGTTCGAATGGTATAACTTCCCGTTATACCCTTCCGTACTTCTGTCACGATACCCACATGTGCGACTCTGCCCATAGAAGCGTGATAGAAGTAGATCACGTCACCCTCGGTCGGAGCAGTGAACCACCGTCCTGCTCTTACGAACAGGCTCTTTCCAGTAGGCGTATAAGCCGTGTAATCGCCACAGAGCAGCTTTTGCCCCACTTGATGTACGTTCATACCCTTTTCTCCTTTCTTGCCAAAAGAGGGGCTTGTAGCCCCTCCTGTCACTCGTTTGTAATCGGGTCGAGAGCGGTGTCGCCCTCGTTCTCCTTTCCTGCTCTTGCACTGTCGATGAGGCTTTCGCCGAACACATAAGTGACAATGGAGCCTGCACCCATGATGATAGCCGCCACCTGTGCCGTGTCGTTCTGCGTGGAGCCTCGGAAGAGCATCACACTCGTGACAAGACCGGCAACAGCAAGCCAAAACTTTCTGCTCGTAAGTTTTCTTCTCATGTTTTCAAGATTCATTGTTCTTTCCCTCCTTCGGATTGGCGAACCCATGGTTTCTTAGGTTCGCGTTGTACTGCTCCCGTATGTACTCTGCCATTGAACCCGCAATCCCGTTCTGGAAATCCGGGTGCGTGTGGCAATAACGTGTGTATAAGTCCACGTCCATCATGGCTTGGTCAAAACTGTCCTTAGAGTGGGACACATCGTTGAGAAGTTCGTCTCCAAACCTCAGGATTCTTACCCGTGCCGTGCGAATATTGTTTTCTTCGTTTGCCTTCGCCACCGATGTAACCTTGTCCGAGAGCGCCGTAATGCGCTTATCAATTTCCGATATCTTCTCGGAGACTTCTCTGTTTAATTCCTGCCCTAGTACGCGAGCGAGAAGCGATAAGGGGGCTTTTCCCTTTGGCATTAGACGCTGTAAAACAAGACTCGTTATCACAACTACCCATGCCAATGATGCCAGAATAGTATTGGCATCGATCAATCGCGCAAGGTCGTCAATTTTCAATCCTCCCCCTTGGGACGGGCGTTGCTGTCCGTTGCCAAGTCTTTGCGCCCTCTCTTTTCCAGAGCCGCCGTCACGCCCTTGCGGAGACGCTTACACAGGTCTTTGAAAAAGTAGGTTCCGTTGATGATAGCTTCTGCAAACATTTCGTAAATCTTCTCCATGATTTACTCCTCCCCTCCCATGAGAACGTTGATCGCATCCAGTAGCTTCTTGTCCTGCGCCGCGATTGCTTCCTTGTTGGCTAAAACCTGTACCTCAAGGCTCGCGGGTGTAGCCGATGTGACAGCTTTGTGTTCCTCTCCGCTCACATCCACTCTGTCCACCCTCTCACCGTCCTGCACTTCAAAGACTTTAGCCTTGATGTGCTCGGTATCGCGTTCCGAGGTGACAGCAAGAACATCACCCGTTCTGCTGTCATAAATCACAGTTTCCTTCATGTTTCTCCTTTCCGCTTACGCAATGAGTTCTATTCTTTCTACTTTCGCCAGAAAACCGCCCTGCGCTCTATCGGCTCTTCTCCGTAGGCCACCAACGGCTATCTTCACAGCGATAAAAACCTGTCTTGATAGATCAGAAATGGGAATTGTGATAGTGGAAACCCCTTTCGCAGCGCTTGTTTTTTCACGAACCGGGGAAGCCGAGCGATTGTGCGGAGAACCGTTTATTCTCACCAAATACGCTCTAGTATCCTGCCACCACCGTTCCGTTGAATTCACCGCTTCGGTTCTTACCGTGATTCTGATTTCTCTAAAAGGGGTTAAGTCCACAGAAGGTGTGAAAGCCCACCACCATTCTAAACGGTCTTTTGACGTGTTTCCGTCTTCTTTCGGTATGAGAGGAACTACACCATCTCCGATTTGTAATGCGTTTCCACTGAGTGTTCCGGTAGCCCACCCCGACAAATGAGTACCGTCAAAGTGGGCGTTGTCAAAAGGGACGCAAGAGGTCGCGTAGTCTTTCATGGTTCCGGTAGTCCCTAAAATCGGAACACCTTCGCGAATGTTATGCGGCAAAATCGTATTTGCGGGCACGAAACACCACATCGTTCCGGGTTCGGTGTAAACCCCGCCCAAGATTCGCACAAATACTCCGCGTCCTTTTGCCCCGTAATCTCCGGCGAACGCTGTGCTCTGAAAAGCATCAATCACCTTCTGCCCGCCAATGTCGCCCGAGGCGTGCCATGTGGGGATTGTCCCCTCAACGTTGATACCGTAGGCACAAGAGAACCCTGCCCCTTGTAAAACCTGTTCCTTTATGGCGTTTCCAAGGGCGGCCGCCTCGATAGTTACATGAGGCTTCCCATCATGTCTTGTGTAGTATGCCGCCCTGTGCGGTAACTCCACCCAGAAGGTATGATTGTTGCCGTCCAAACCGAACCACTGAGAATGGTTACCCCTTCCGTCACCGTTTCCCATTGTGTTGATGACAGGAATCTGCCCCGCTCTTCCGAGCACGTTATAACCTTGTAGCATCTTGGATCCGTCAACCCCCGCCGCCTGTGCTACAGTGTCGAGAGAGGCCTTGATTTCGGGTGTTCCGAAGCGTCCGTTTTTGCGATAAGCGCCCGGGAGCATACCAACGTGTACAAGATTGTCTTGCACCGTTACACCCGTGGTAGGCTGTTCCGCGTCCCGTTCGACCATCGAACCTTCAATCAGTTCATCGTCCACATAGGCGCTCGCTCCTACCACCATGTCGGCAGCGGTGGCCGTTGCATCATCGGTCGGCGTGCCTGCGCCAGACTGCATTAGTATTTTTCCCATGTCACACCTTCCTTACGTTCAGCACGATATCTCGCGCGGGTTTCCGATATACTCTGAAAACCAATCTCCCCGCCTCAGTGACACCCGTGCCCGATGTGATAATCGAGAACGCTTTGTTGTAGGACTTCTGCTCATCGGGAAGCGCCATATCGGCAAGAGCGCTGTTGATTGTCACATTGTCGTTTGCCATGATTCCCGCAAGCGGTACGGTCTGAGAGTACGGAGCAGAATCACCCGTCCATCCGTTCGCTCTGAGTGTCACCTGTGATACGGTTTTCAATTCGGTAATCTGCGCCTGCAAATTCCCTGCTGCGTTTCCACTCAGCGTATCTCGCACCGTTGCAAACCACGCATCAAAAGCCGCCTTCTGGATTTCGGTATATCTGTCCATCGAAACCCTACCCTGCTGCTTCAATCCTTCAAAGTACTCTGTAAGCGCCTGGTAGGTTTCGTCACCTTTTCCCCGGAACGCCTGTTTCTGCGAATCGAAATACGCCTTGAACTCTTCGTACAGGTTGGTACCACCGTTGAGCCGACCCATGATGTGATTCAGCGCTTCGTTCATGCGGTTGGCATCTCTCGCACCGAAGAAGGACTTCTCCTTGCCCGTATACACAGTTACGTCTTGAAACGACACCGTACCGTCACTGTTATCGACTTGACTGTACTTCTTAAGCCCCTGCCAAACCGCGTCCGTGTAATCGGTAGGTAAATTAGACCACGCCATTTATAACCCTCCCTTCATTCCGAAATTCCATGTGAACATCCGTCTACCCTCGCTCTCGTTCATCAACCTCTCATAGAGGTCTAAGATTGCACTCTCGAGACGATTGAGTTCTTTGAAATCCATCGTTCCGCCATTTTCCACATACGTGGGTACAGCACCGTAGTCACGATTAAGCGTTCGAGCGTTTATCGTCACAAGATTGCTTTCGAGACTATTTATCTCGTCTGCATAGAAATAATCTTTCGGTGTCCTGTCCGCTCCGAGTGAAACAATGGTGAAATCTTCGTACATCTTGGTAGCCAGTTCTCGGAGATATTCAATATTATTTTTTATCCGATTGAAGTCAACCGCGTTAAATCTGTCGCCGGTATAAACCCCTGCGACCACACCGCCTTTCCAATCGGTTTTTGGTGTAGACCACGCCATTTATCCCCCAATCCTTCTAGCTGTGATTCTGCCAGAAAACGCCTGTTTGAAGTTCAGCACTTGGTGGGTAATCCCCACTTTCATGTCATTTCTGAACTCGTTTTCTTGATAGATAATATCCGTTGTGTCCAGTTCCGGGTTTCCACGGGTGTCATATTCATACTCAACCCCTGCCGTATAATACTCTGCGAGCCATTTGGCGAGGTCGTTTGCCATTGTGAGGTCGTTAATCAGCGGATTCTTCCAAATAACAGATTTACCGGTTGTGTTGAGCGTTACCGTTGCGTGCTTCTCAATCACTCTATACTGTCTACCTGTTATCTCCAGTTTGTGCGCTCCGCTTACGTTGAATCTCACGGTTATGAAGAAATCGCCACTCTCGACCACCTCTACACCGTGTTCTACACCGTCTAACTTCACCCTGTACCCATAAGAAGGTTCTTGGATGTAGTACGTTTCGGTCTTACCCGCAACCGTCTCTATTTCCTCGTATATAAGGTTATCTTCTTTAGTGTTCTCTTGATACAGATAGCACGGAACAACAATGTCCTTCACAAGTTCGAGTTTCGTTGCTCTCGGGAACGACAACATGTCTCTACGATTCATGGTGAAATCGGCAACATCGGTAAGGCTTAAACTGTTCAACACGATACGGTTATTTGGTTCATCCGTCTTAGTAAATTCGATTTTCATCACATCGAAATCATCAAATTCTCTGAGAACAGTGGTGGTTTTATCTATTTCATCATTCCCCACTGGATATTCGTTTACGAATTCTTCTCCTCGATATATACGAATGATAAATTCAGACGGTAACGTAGAACCGAACTCTAGTTTCAAACCGTAATAGGCTCTGATTGCTTCCATCCTTACGGTGACAGCCGGGTTTTCTGTGAACGTTCCGTCTGCCCCGGAAACGGCTCTGGACACGTAACCCGTGTTGATTCCCGGCGCTCCGTCCCTCTGTAAGAAGTGCATCGAAGCGTCTACCTCTGTATAGTTACCCGCAAGCGTTGCATATTCCTCTTTCGTGCTATCGTTCAGCACGTTCTCCGCTCTTGAATAACTCTCTTCTCCGTTCGTGCTAATTGTGCTTTTCGGCATGAAGTTGGACTTAATCTGTATCTTCCCATCACGCGAAACGGTTAAAACGCACCTACAGGCGTTTGCGATAATTTGCAAGGCCTCTTTGTATCGCACCCTTGGTATCGGGTTGTTTGTGAACAACGTCTTGAGCCGAGGGTCGAGATAGTACTCCTTCACCTTCGCCTCTTTTAATACATCCTCTGCAAGTTCGTAATAACTCCTTGCTGCCACCCTATACCGTCCCCGTATGTACTCACCGCTCATGTTTCGGAAAACGTCTTGACAGCGGATGATAGCGGTGTGATCGTCACTCTCCCACTCCGAGCAGAGCAACCTCGCGCCCTGCACCCACTCCACATTGGGTGAACCTGGTGTTTGATATCCATACATGATGTTCATTTCCTGCCCGGTCTCTAGGAAATTCACCGCCGAGTTAGGGTTGTCCACATTGAAATAGTGGTCGTAGTTTTTGAGCGTTACCGAGAAATCAAACTGCGGTATCTCCGCTCCTATCGGGGAAACGTAACTCTCAAGCGTTGAATCGATCACAGCATCGTTGTGATACACAAGACCGTAACCAAAAACGATTGAGTAAATCCGCAATCGACTCTGCGGATTTTTCATTCTACGGAATACCATTCTCACACTCGTTGTGTTTGATAAAACTTCCTCGGTACTCCACCGTGCTTTCTCGTTGTTTCTAAACTCAAGTCGTTGCCCGGTACTTCCAATAATGTCAAAATCCACGGGGTAGTTCTCACCAAAATCAATGGTGAAACCCTTAATGTTAATCGGCAACGTACTGAGGGAAATTGTCATTTCAAAAGGTTGTTCGGACACTAACTTGTTCGACACAACCCCCGTATCATAAAATCCTGCCCCCGCGTTGCGGGGGAGGAAATACATCGATCCGTCAACCCTTGTGAAGTTCTCTTCAAGGGTAGCGTAAGTGAGCGCGTCTTTTCGCTCACGAAAAACCGTTCCGTTGTTCGAGAACACCGCGAAATCACCGTTTTGAATTCTTGCGTTCGCCTGTGCCTCTTGGTTCATCAGACCGAAAGAAATCATTATGTATGCTCTCTCCCGGAGGGAGGATTTCATGCTTTTCTTATATGCCTTTGATACGCGCTGCATATCCCCTCCCTTACTCTCCTGTGTCGATGAGATTTACCTTACAGTTGCGATAGTGTGTCGGTGTGCCGTCCTCGGTTACCCAATACGGTTCACCCGTTCGGTCGCCGCAATACATGCGGAGCGTTTTTCGGGTGTTGGTTACAGGGTCATTGAATGTGACATTCACAAAGAAGTCACTAAGAAGTGACAATATCCCTTCCCATTGTTCGGCGGTAAGCCAAGGCCATTCGAGACCATCGATCTTGTACTGATCTCGCCCAACCCTTTGTCCTACTACCGCTCCATTCGCGTCTCTTCCGCTGTCAACCACCGTGGTTACAATCACGCTCACCCCCCGCTTGCAAGGGGGCAGTTCGTGACCGTTAATTGTCAAATAAGCCATAACCACCCTCCTTTCAATCGGTGAAGCGATAGCCGTCAGCGTCCTTCTGCGTGGTAACAGCATCCGTTACGGTACGGTTGCCAATTTTCACCACGGTCTGCTCGTGCTTATCTGCCTGTCTCTTGGTATCGTTTGCTATATCCTTGAGCGTAGGCTCAAGATACTCATGGTAGAAATCGCGCATGTTTCGATAGAAAGCATCGTCTGCGTCAATCCCCTCTCTCGACCGAGCCGTGTTTTCATACACACTGTTCGCCAAAGACTTACTCGGGTCGAAACCTGTTGCGCTCGCCAAGACCATATTTTCGTTGATTTCAGCTGCGTTCACGTTGATTGCGTTGATAACCGCGTTAGCACTTGTGAGCATATCTCTCGACATGGTTCTCCAATATCCACCAAACTGCGACATACCGCTAACGATGGACTCAAGCATGATTGCTCCGAGTTGGAATCGGTTGATTACCTCGGTTCTACCGTTCACATGACCCACGAGTTCAGCGCCACTCTCTCCGGCTACGAACATCGAACCGTGTGCCCGGTTTGTACCACCCGCGTACTTCGGCATAGCTTTCCAGGAGTTCGCTGTGATAACAGCCCCCGTGGCGGCCTTTTTGAGTTTCTTTGTCCGATTAGACCGAACGGGGTCTCCATCCGAGGTTGTCAGCTTGTGATTGAGACCGTCCGTAAGACTGTTGATCCCGTTTGTAACAGCATCCCACGCGCCTTTTCTGAGGTTTACCGTAACGTCAATCTGATTCGTTCCTATCCAATCTTTAACGCTCGACCATCCGTTCTTAATTAGCGAAATCCCTTGTCCTATGGGTGGTAACTCGCCAATCCAACCCTGCACGGTTTGCCACCCGCTCTTAATGAGAGCAATGGCCTGTGACAGAACAGGAATGTGTCCAATCCAGTTGTTCACAGTGTCCCAACCCTGTTTCACAAGGTTAATCCGCTGTGAGAGGGTGGGTATGTCTCCCACCCATTCCTTAACACTTGACCACCCGGACTTCGCGAGTTCGATAGCCTGATCTAAGGTGGGAATCTTCCCAATCCAGTTCGCCACCGTGTCCCAACCTTCTTTAGCAAGACCTATCGCCTGTTTGAGCGGGGTAATCTTACCAATCCACCCGTTCACCGTAGACCAACCATCTTTTACAAGTTTGACGATGGTTTCAACTTTCAACCCGTCTCGGGTTTCATTTGCCCACCAAGTCTTTGCGTTCTCCCACATTTGGGGAGCGTTGTTGGTAAGACCTATTGCAACGTTGAGTTGCTTGTTGTTTTTAAGTGCGTTTTCAATCGGGTTGAGTACCGTGTTTCTTACCCACGATTTAGAATCGACAAAATTATCACCGAACCCCTTCTTAAAACTAAGCCCGCAATCCTTTCCCGATTCGCGCAACTTCTCTTCGATGCTTTTCATGTCACCATTGGTAAAGTAATCGTATACATCACCTGCCCAATTCGTGATATGTGTAGCTGCTTCGTCAAGCACTTCCCCAACAAAACCGGCAAACCCTGCGAACAGTTCGGCGGCCTTATCAAGCCCCTCTTTGATTTTGGTTTGAATAGCATCCCAATCGAGATCGGCCTTACTTACAAGACTCGCCGCGCCAACGGCTAGCAAAGCTAAACCTAAAGGTAATCCAAACGGTGTGAAACAAAGTATTAAGCCTAGCGGAATGAACGCCTTCTTGGCTATCTTGTGAATACCATCCAGGACTCCACCGATTTTACTCTTTATGAACTCCCAGTTCATGGCTATTCCGGAAACAATCCCCACCGCTCCCGCTGCTATGAGCGCAATACCAAACGGTAATGTTGGTGGCGAAAAGCAGAGAATGATACCAAGCGCCAGAAGAGCGGCACCCACGGGTACACCGATATCTTTTAGAACACTTTTAACCTTATTGGTCAAGTAATCCCAATCGGGGGTAACAGCGTGTGCTAATCCCACCGCGCCCACTGCTATTAAGCCCAAACCAACCCAGGTGGCGACTCCGCTGAGTGCTAACGCCAAACCGATACCAAGCACTGCCACGCTTGCTATAGCCTCAAGCTTCTTTAACTTGTTTTCGGTTTTTCCGGTAAGGCTTCCCCAGTTAAGGGTTGCGGCAGAAGCAATACTTGTCGCTCCTGCAATCATCAAACCGATACCAAGCGGTATAGCACCACCACTGAACGCAAGGACTGCGCCCACACAAAGAGCCACACCCACTCCGACCCCGATTAGACCCATTGCTTCTTTAGTCTCATCTGACAATTTGTTCCAGTTTAATGCCACGGCGCTACCGAGCATGGTCGCACCGGCTATCATCAAACCGATACCGAGGGGGATTCCCCCGCCACTGAACGCTATCACAGCGCCGACAGCCATAAGCGCAGCACCGATTGCACCTTCAATCAGTGACAATGCGTTTGTCAAATCTCCATTCAATGCTTTCCAGTTGATTGCAACGGCAGTACCAAGCATAACCGCTCCCGCAATCATCAATCCGACACCGAGAGGTATATTCCCATACGTGAACGTTAATATTGCACCGACTGCTAACAGAAAGCCACCCAATACCGCTGTCAACAGCGACAGGGTTCTAGCTAATCGGTCTGACATCTTGTTCCAGTTCAAAGCGATTGTCGAAACCAATCCCGCAGCACCCACCGCCATGAGAGCCACACCAAGCGGAATATTCACACCTGTTGCAACCAAGATTGTTCCAATGGCAAGTGCAAAACCACTGGCGACCGCTGTGATTTCCCACATGGCATCCTTTATCATGGCTACAATGGAGTCCACTCTTGAGGAAACAGCGTTACCAAGGAAATCATAGGTGGGAAGCGGTATATCAAAACCGCCGCCCCCGCCGACTCCTCCACCGCCGCCCCCGCTACCACCTCCTGCGGAATCGTCATCGCGAGAGATGATGTTCAACTCATCGATACCGAGCAATGCGTTTTTCAGCTTCTTTGCCGCCTTACCTGCCTTACCGAGTCCACCCGCTGCATCGTCTGCGTTATCAGCTAGCGCTCCGGCCGCGCTTGCTCCCGCTGAAACACCGCCGAAGTCAACATCGGGCATCTTAAATCCAAATAGGCTTGCAATGCTCTGAGCCAACAACCGTATAACCTTCGCTATTGCGATTGCATATGGTAACACCGCGTTGAGAATCGGGATAAATACAGTACCCAGTGCTCTGGAGGCTTGTAAAACCTGCGCTTTCAAGATTCTAAGCTGATTAGCCGGAGCGTTCAGTGTCCTCCCCATGTCACCTTGCGCGATAGTAACCTGTGTCATAATCGCATGGTAACGTAGTTGCGACTTCTCGGCTTGTGTCATAGCAGACACGCGTTTTGTAATACCGAGCGCCAAGGCCTCTTCCTGTAGTCTCGCAACTGAGAGATCGTAACCGAGTCTACGAAGCGGCTCAAGTTCTCCGGAGATACCGGAGGACAACTTCTTCATCGAGTCATCAAACGAAATGTTTGCAAAAGAAGATAGATCGTAACCAAGCTGTGTGAGGTTTTGAGACATTACATAGGCTTTATCGCTTGCAACACCGAAACCCGTAATAATGGTGTTGAAGATACCCTGATTACGCATGAACTCGCCAGGGTCGATACCCATCACCTCACCGACCTGTTCAGCGTACTCTTTAGCCTGCCCCGCGTACTCTCCCATAGAAATGGTGAACAGGTTTACGTCCTCAATGTACTGGTTGGAAACATCAACCCATCCCCCCACTTTGTTAGCAATCTTTGGTGCAATATTTTTATATAAATCAACTAAAGCGTTTAACTCAAGGTAAGACTTTTTAGCCTTTTCGTTACCTTTAGCGACACCATCCGTCTCCTTTGCCACACGATTCAGAACATTCGGAAGAGATTTAAATCTATTTGTGACTTTGTTTACATTGTGGGAAAGCGGGGTGAGGGTTGAGTTCAGCGATTTAATACGATCTTCGAAACTCTTCCAATTCACCTTTTGCAACCCTTGAGCGGCAACCGGGACATCTTTCAATGCTCTTATGATTGACGGCAAGCCCGAGGATTTACTAATGTTATCAAGCGATTTGAGCTTGTCACTAAGTTCGGATAGTTTGGTTCCAAATTCCGTTAGGTTAATACCGTTCAAAGAAGCAACCGCGCCTGGGAGTTTATTTAATTCCCTTATGATGGAGGCTAGTCCAGAGGCCGTGGTCACGTTTGACAATTCACCAAGACTGTGTCCCAGTTCTCTCAGAGGTTCAAAATCGATACCAACTAACGAAAATGTGGCTCCACCGAGGTTTCTAATCTGATTGGCAAGAGTGGGAGAAAGCTTAACACCGTTCAGTGCTCTAAGTTTAGCAAGGCAACCAATAAGTTTATCAACCTGTTCAATTTGTGAGACATTTGCATCACTCACAGCGCCGTTCAGATTTTTAATCTGTGTCGTGATACCGTTGAGACCCACGCCGCCTCTTGTGGCATTTTTCAAACGAGATAAAGAAGCAGAAAGGGCATCAATTCCAGAAACCGCCTGTGTTGATTTAGATTGTATTTCAAGTTCAAGTTGTTCAATCGTCACTGACACCCGTCTCACTTCCCTTCTTCGTATTTAACTCGCTTTGTACCATCTGCATCTGCATGTATCTCAACGCTCTATCAGATTGCATCTTTTCTTTCTTACGTTCCGCTTCCTCTAAATCTTGTTTGTTGATCGGATACGGCTCTTCGACATAAGGTTGCGGTTTGATTCCCTTTTTACCGAACGAACTAAACAGGGGTGCAAGGCGAGACATTGCATCGTATATATACATACCCTGCAACCATCTCTCTTGGTTCATTCGCTCTTTTCGTATTTCATCTGCTTCACGATAATACTTAACGAGCGTACAATCCCCGTTCCAATATTGCTCTTCCGTCATGCCTATCGATAAATAATAGGGGAACCTAGCATAGAAGATTTCCGTATAAGAACGGAGGGCAGAGCGACCATCGCGCTCGCCCTCCTGCTTAACGGACTTATTTACAGACGGCGAACTATTTACCAGTTCACCGTCCAGTTCACGTTTCCCTCTTTCTCGCTCGGCTCCTCAAGAAGGGTCATGATCGGCTCGTTGTACATCTCAGCAAGCTTTGCGATCAGATTCTCCTTATCGGACATTTTCGAGAAAATCTCATCGATAACTTCCTTCTTCTCGAATCTGTGATGTGCAAGGAATGCTCCCTCGAACATCATCGGAAGAACCGTCATGGGCTTCGTATCGGCATCTGCTGCAACAAAACCTCTCTTCTCCATCTCCTGTACGCTTCTGCGCGTGTACTCCAGAACGTAATCCTTACCTTTGTAGGTAAACTCCAGTGTCTTTGCCATTTCGATAATCTCCTTTTTCTTTAGGTGTCCAGAGTGATAACCGAGGACGGCGCAATCGTGATGGTCATATCAACAACCTCGTTCGTGCCGCCACCGTTCGTGTAAACCGAGAGAGATCCCTTGAACTTGAACTTACCGTTGCTGCCGGTCGGAGTAAGGACACCTCCCGTTTCCGAACCTCCGAGCCAAACCGCGTACTCCTTCTCCTCACCCTCGATGGCCTTGAGAGCCTTGTAATCGTCAAGCGAATAATTCGCCTTGAACTCAAGAGCATCGAGAGACTGAATACCCTGGATGTGAGTCTGCATATTGTCAGACAGCGTGGTAGTCTCCAACATCTCCGGTGCACCACCGAGGTCGGGGAACTCCTTAATGTCAATCAGCTTCTTCCATGCGGTCGTGTCCTTCTGCATGAGGAAGCTCTTGTAGGTGCTAATAGCCATGTGTGTTTACCTCCTGTAAATTGTGTTATCCTTGGAAACAATGGCTCTGTACCGAGCCACCATTCGATAGATTGTTGCGTTACCCTCGTTCGGAACGGGGTTAAGCAGTGTTCTTGTGAAACCAATTCTTTCCATTTCTGAATCGATAATCGCCATTATCGCCTTGCACTCGCTCTTCTTACCGGCTGTCTTGTTTGAATAGACATTGGTCTCGTAGAGAACTTGTACATGGTTTTCAATCGCCCCGGAATCCCGCGTGTTTCTGTACACTTGGTTATCCGTTTCTATGAGAGACACACAGGGGAATGACGGAGGGGATTTCACATACTCTCCTGTCATATAAACCTTGGGGTACTTGTCTCTCACCATGGTGGCAACGCGTGTGAACACTTCTGATTCAATATCAATCATCCGAACACCTCCTTCGCTATTGCCACAATCTCATCACACACGACCATTACAGCCCGTGCCATTGGCATTTTGGCAGGTGTACCGTGGGTTAGTTTGAGTTCTCCGTTTTCAAAGAATCCCCAAACCTCTTTCTTACCACGCCCCTTACCAAAACCACCTATCGTCAATCCCATTTCTGCCCCACGGGGGTGAGGGGAAGTCCCGGGCGAACCGTTGTGATAAACACCCGCGCCAAACTCAACCCAAACGGCATCGTCTCCGCTCGCTATCACAGCTGTAATCGAACCTCTTGATTCTACGGTTACATCGACCTCTGCAATCCTCGCACCACCTGTAACCAGATCATCAACGATTGCTCCGTTGAAACCGTTTTGTGCTTCTTCTTTCAGCCGTTCAGCAACCCTGTCACGTAATAGGTTTGTTTTCTCAACAACCTCTTTCTTGTACGCTTCCAGTTCCTTAATTGCCCTCTCGACCTCGCTCTCAGACAATGAAAATGAAATGGTTCTCTTACCCACTTACATTCACCTTGCTGATAGCTACAGATACACCGTTGAGGCTCTTAGCCACTTTTCTCACAACATAATCGAATGGTGTTTTCACCTGTCCGTTATCGTCAGTGGCTAGAGCACCTTCGGTGTCTATCTCCGGGATTCTGTCCACCCACAACACCGTGTATTCGTCAATCGGCGGCGCGTCCCAACCCATGACAATAACCTTGTCGTAGTTCTCGGTCTCTCCAAACTGCCGTGTGTAGGTTTCTCCTTTAGCGGCAGAAATGTTTGCCGAGTATTCAATTGGGTTCGTTCTTTGAACGTCATACTCGCCTGTATCATTGCCGTACTCGTCAGTCCTAGGCGTTTTGTCTCGGTATAGAGCGTAGAAAAACTTAACCTTGTTGCGTTCCAGTGTTCTCATGCTCCTACCTCACTTCGGTATTCCGCAGCGGGGCACAACCTGTTTGAGCATAGACACCGGAACATCCGCGTTTTCATAGGTTCTCGAAATACCGTTCTCAGCGTGTACCGTCTGCCCTTCTGCACCACGTTTGTTGAGCATGTAGGCAGCGATTTCACACTGTAACGTCTCATACTCTGCGGGAACGTCCATGACACTGGAATCATACGGAAACGCCCTGTTGATGATTTTCCGTCCCGCCAAAGTGAGATAGGTGGACAGCACTGTGTCTGTGTCGTTTTCACCAACCAGTGCTTTCAACATTGTCAGCTTTTCCTCATTGCTCATGCTGCCCACCTCCGATTACTTATGCCTTCTCGAAAAGACCCTCGGTCTTGGGGTTCGTGGTGGTCGGGGTGACCTCCATGTAGCCCGAATCCAGTTCCTTGTAGTACTGCTTACCGCTCGTCACCGTGGTATCGTTCGTCTTGACAGCCTTACCCTTGATAACCTTAACGGTCTTGGTTGCGTCCGTAAGAGCCGGGATGTAGTACTTGCGAGACCAGATCTTGTTCTCTCTCGTGTCCGGGTTACGATCGGTCTCAACTTCGACACCCTTCTTGATGAACATGGTTACAGCTTTCTTGGTAGCAACGACAATCGTGCCCTTCGCAGCGTTCTTCTTGGTGTAGAGATTCACACCGCCGACCGTTCCGACATAGCCGGTTCTTGCAAAAGCCTCCACATACTTGAGACTCTCTTTGAGTTCCTTACGGAGCGCAGCCATGTCAACCGGGTGAACGAATGCAAACGTGATCGGTGCAACCTTGCTCGGGTCGTTGTCGCCCTCTTCGATGTTGATTGCAGCGATTGCATCCACGAACGAATCAAAACCAATGCTCTCGGAGAACACAACCAGGTTGCCCTTCATGTACTCACCGTACACATCCTTGTTCACGGTGTTGAACATATCCGTGCCCATGTGCTTGGTACCGGTCGGAACAAGCATCGGGTCGGTCATTTCCTGCTCGTCATAGTATTTGAACTCGTTCTGTGCAAGCTGAATCTCGTACTCTCGCTCTGTAAAACTCACCTCGATGGACTTGGTATTACCCTGGCCCATTGCAAGCTTCTCCGTGGCATTCGTAGCGCGATAGACGTTAATCTTGCGCTTCATACCCGCCGTGCCGACAAGACTGTCATCCACGGTGCAGAACTGCTGCAAATTGAGGTGAGAATCGAACTGATCGGAAATCTCGTTGGACAGATAAAAATTACTGTAAATAGTGTGAGCCATTACTCATTACCTCCGCTGTTAGTGTTGTAGAGCGCCGCATACTCTTCGGGATTGCTCACAGAGAAAGCGTATCTCTCCTGCGAGGATAAACCACGGAATCGCTCCAGTGTCATCGTTTTCGACTCCCCGTCCGGGACGGGTCTCGGTGTGTCTTTAAGGGCTTCTGCGCGAACCCTCTTCTCGACACTTTCAAGATGTTTCCTCTGAGCCGCAAACACTGCCTCGGTATCACCGTTCACCATCGCTTCTGCCGTGGTCGCCGCAAGGTTCTCTTCGTAGCCCATTCCGAGTAGCTTTGCTTTGCACTCGGAAATCTCGGTCTTTTTGAGCAACGCCTCGTACTTGGACTGCAACTCTTCCTGCTTCTGCTGCTCCTCAAGCTTCTGCTGCTCTTCTGCGCTCATCTTCTCTCTGAGTTCTCGCTTCTTAGCGGCCAGTTCGGACGCCACCTCATCAAACCTGGACTTCTTGATATAACCCATGTAATCCGGGTCGGCGGTCTCATAGGCTTCAAGCGCCGCAATCTTCTCCTCGGCGGTCATATCTGCGTAACCTTCAATCTTGGAAACATCAATTTTTGCCATTTCTTACTCCTTGTGTTTGCACTTCTCTGTGTTCGTTGTTC